TGTAAGCCCCTCGACATACTCAAGTGTACTTTCGTCTTGCATACACCAGTAAACTTTAGCTACGCCAGCGCGAGCAATAAGACCATCGTGTATAACAGTCTGCATAGTTTCGAACAGGTTGTTCTGACGATGTAGAACGTAGTCAGTGTACTCAGTGCAGACTTCAGCTGTAGGGACATCATCAGCATTCTGTGGTGAGAACCTAAGTGTCTTGTTGCCTGTGCTGAATGTCTCTAGCAAAGCCGCCTTCATGCTTTCTACTGCATCATAAACGTCCTGACTTACATACTTACTATTACCATCATGCGCTGGGCGAGGGAGTTTAGCACTGTAGTAATCCATTACTTGTCTGCGTTCTTTTGACAACTCAGAGTCATAGTATCCAATGGAGCGTCTTAAATTAGTATCAACTATTGACACAATTTGGTCGTCGTCGAGTTTTTTATAATCTTTATTTGATTTCATGTCTAAACCATCTCAATGTAATAATCGTCAACTGCATCTATGGGTTCCCAAGCACCTTCATGTATATGATTGGCTAAAGCTAAACTCATTACGCAGTCATCAAAGCATCCTGACTCTGCCTCCATGCCGCCGCTTTGTGTGACGATGTATGTTAGCATTTCCCGAATAGTGACTTTATCGTTTAGTTCGATCTTTCCCTCACGAACTGAGGCTCTGAGTTCATCAATGATCAGAGGTTTTGTCTTGGATGTAGTAGTAAAGCCTAACTTGACTGTTTCTTTGTCAGTCAGTTTGTCTACCTGTATTTCTGTGTAGAAGTTGGGGTAGGCCATGTCTTTTCCAAGACGGGTACACGTTAGAATACCATGACTGTTGTTCTCTACAATTATGTAGGCAAAGTTAAAGAACTCACCTAGCTTATAGAGGACAGTAGCAAAGTAATCAGGATGAACTTGGGCACGATAGGTTGCCACCTGTCGTTTCTTGCTGTCGAGAACTTGGGCGACTGACCAGTCACCACCTCTGACACCCATAGCAACGTCTGCTCCTATGGTGTACTTCTCGCCATCATCTAGTTTGCGATAGGTTGTTAGTTCCCCTCGCATATTCTCAAGCCAGTCCTCACCTTCCAGTGCCAGACGTGCTTCTATGTCTCTCGATGTCTTTAGGTCATCTTGTAATGACTCTGGGTTAAACACAGGACGACCAGTGGTTAAGAAAGCCTCTTCGGGTTCCGCTGGGTACTCCTGTTTGAACAAGTCGATGCCGTTTTGGGCAATCTTGCGCCGACGAAACATCAGCTGTTCGTTGTCTAAGTCGTATTTCTTAGATAAGTCCTCTTCCTCTGGAGTTATCTTAAAGTTCTCAGGTATAGGCTCACGATACTCTGGGTCTACATACCAAGGAATAAACACAGGGACGTAGCCGTTAGAGCCGTCTACTGCACCTTTCCATAGATCATAGAATATACCAGAGACACCATTGGCTGTACTTTCTACGAATACAGCTGTGCCTTTCTTGTTAGGTACGGCTTGCGTCATACCATTCCAGTTCTCTAGTGCTGTGGACTTCTGCCAGAACGCAAGTTCTGAGGCGTGAACATGGGTCAGTGTTTCACCACGTCCAATGCTTTCACCACCAGCTGTAGCAACCACATAAGAACTATCAAGGACATCAAAGGTCAACTCTCGTCGAGATGAATACTTTGTATGTGGCTTTAGTAGTTCTGGGCAGTTCTCATGGTAGCGTTTAGTCATGTCAAACAGTGCTCTTGTACTGTCAGAGTGGTGTGTAACCACCATTGCTTTACATGCTTTACGCTGGGAAACATTAAAGTAAAGATAGCCGCCTACATACGTCGATAGACCCTGCTGTCTAGCCTTCAAGATTATGATGCGAACCTTGCCCTCAGTAGCCATTTGTTTATCTACAGCCTCCTGTAAGATAATCTGTGCTGGCTTTAGTTTGAGAGGCTTGATGTCTCCATCTTTGGTTCTGATCTTGAGTGCTGACTTAGAGTAAAAGTCAAATTCGTCATATAGTTTGCGGCGTACTTCTTTAAGTTTCTTTTCCATCGTCAGTTTGCTCTTCCTCTGGTTCACTTACTAAAAGCGACTCCAAGAAGGCTTCTGCTTTACCAACAGTGACTTCGCTCTTTGAAACTGGTTTTGTCTTAGTAAAGTCTAAGACCATTCTTGCGGCTGTTAGTTTGTCTCGGTTCTGCGCTGGTTCGCGCATGATCTCGACTGCTGTTTTAAGAGCCTCTACCGCATATTCGTCATCAATATTATTTTCTTTAGCCATAATAGCCACAATCCTTTCAGCGTCTTTCTGTGCTTGTTTTCGGATGGGGGTGATGGCCTCTAACGTGTAGCCATCTGGAGTGCCTACTGGCCTTCCTCCGTTCTTACGTTTTTTGGTTGACCACTGCTTTCGTAGTGCTCTTCCTTCCTCGGTCTGCATTAGCGTCGAGAAGTAGTTGTTTGCCTTTGGAGTTGCCTTGTTTGGAAACTTTAGTTCCTTTTTGGGCGACTTCTTTCTTGGGTTCTTGGGTGCTCCCATTGTGCTCTCCTAGTATGCTTTTGATTACTGCGTGTGTGTTTGGACACTGCTTGCAAAACACTATGTCGATGAAGGAATGCTCCATCTCCTTTAATATCTGTGACTTTTGATCTTTGGTTAAAGAAGATGTCTTTATGGTCTCAATAGCTTCTAGGTACGGCACTAGGTCATACGCTGTTTTTACGATCATTTTGCTTCCTTGAAATAATAAAGCCCCATTGCTGGGGCTGTATGTTGTTATGCTGATAGGATGCCATCTTGCGGACTGAGTATGCCTTCATTCGGCTCCTCGTCCTCACCACTTTCCTTTGCAACCATAGCTGAAACTATAGCTAATATTGTTGCGAAAGAACTTGAGTAGAACCTAATTTGCTTGTTGCCAGCTTTCTTAAATTCATCCCTGATAACTTTAGTTGTCTCAGGCATTAACTCTTTAGCAAGTCTTGGGTTAAGCATGTAGACCCACAGTGGATCAACAGCCGTTTCTGAGAAGTTCATGGCATATTGTTGGTACTCTCTGAGGGCAGGGCTTGTTGAAAATTTCTCAACTGCGGCTTCTTTTGTTAAAGATGGATTTATCTTCATGAGGTGAGCAACAATTTTTGCAAACTCTCTTACATCTTCTGTCGCATTTGGGTTTTTCTCAGCGTATGCCTTAATATTCCACTGTAGATCAACTATTTCCCTCATGATGGGACTATTTGCAGTAAGGTCTTTATCCATAAGTAATGGGGCTATTACACTACCTGTAAAGGTTCCGTCACCATACTTATTTAACTGTCCAGTAACTACATTTTTACCTGTCTTTTCATAGGGATCGCTTACGCCCTTACCAGACATGTAACCTTCAGCAACACCATGTGCCATTTCATGTAAAAGACTGGTAAGTGCCGACATGTCTGAAACACGTCTGAGTTTTCCAGTTGTTTTATTCTTACCCTTTGAAGCATTAGGAACCATAGTAAATATAGTACCGCCAGCACCGCCTTTGTTACCATACTCACTGAAGAAAGCCTGTGTTGCGGGCTTTACTTTGTAACCAGCGGCTTTTCCAGCAGTTCTCATTGCTGTGATGCTTTTGAAAGCATTTACAACAAGATTTAGCTTTTTAGCCGCATCTAGTGCTGTAGCCCAGTCTTGTATGCCATCTTCATACTTTGTACCTTTCTTGCCGATTTCAATTAAGGCTTCGGCTTCTGGTAATTCTGCTTGTACTTCATCTGGTGAAGGCGGTTTAGTACCTACTGGTTCTGGTGTTCCCAGTATCCCTTGGTCTCCGCCATCTCCCACGTTGGGTTCTTGCTGAGTTCCTCCAGTAGTTTCTTCTGGAGTTGGGGCTGGAGTGGGTTGTGGTTCCAAGACAGGAGGTGTCGGTGATACCTCTGTAGGTGGTGATCCTGTTGTTGCTGTATCTCCATTTGGTTTATCAACTCCTGTGTTTATAGCCGCTTGTTGCGAAACGACACGGGTATGATATGGCATTAGGTACTTATCTGCAAGTTTTTCGTTAGAAAGGTTCTTTCTTGCACGATCAACAATTGCCTGTGATGCTGTCTTAGGGTCTTTTCCAAGACTTAACTGATACTCACTTAATGAGTTATTAAGAACTAGCCTATCACTGTCAGAAACAGCTTTATCTTTATCTAACTTATCAATCAGGTTCTGCACAAACTGTCTATTGTCATCAATGCCTTGTTGTACCTCTGGACTACGCTGTGGTGGTGCAGGGGGTGTAGGTGCTACTGGTGACGTAGGTACAGCTGGATCAATTTTTGGAAACTTGAAGCCATCTTTAATTATACCGACAGTATAGCTTAATGTCTTGTCATTGTTGGGCATCTTACCAGTCTTTAAGTGTGACTTGTAAGCATTCAGTGCCCTACGAACATCGGCATCTGCACCTTTTGCGAGTCGGCTATCAATAGCACGCATGATTTCAGCATCTATTTGTGCTGGTGTCATGTCACCTAGATTGCCAACTTCACGTAAGCCTTCAAATGCTATGCCTCTAGGAGACCTTGGATTTGGATGTAATCCCTCTTCGTACATTTTGACAAACAATGCTTGTTCTTCAGCCCTTGCTTTGTCGTCTGCCGCTTTCTTCATTGCCCTGTTGTTAGCATCTCTGATTTTCTTCTCAGCCTGTGCTTGCTGGGCTTTGTTTAAGGGTAGGCTTGTGCCTGTAGGTGTATTAAGTCCACTTTTCTTAATGTTCTTTTTGACAAAGCGGTTCACTTTAGACCTACGGCCTGTGACTGCATCTATTGCACGCCCACCAGCAACTAAAGGTATCTGTGTTGCTAGAGATGCACCACCTGTTCCAGCAATAGCACCAAAGTTTAACATACCAGCAACATCTCGCGCTGGGTTGTAACCTTTGCCAACAT